AGCCGTAAAACCAAAGAAGCCAGCCTTACCGATTTTTCCGATAGACGACAAGAAGCCGCCAGAAGTTTTTTGCGTTACTCCGCCGACATTTTCTACAGCACCACTAAGTTTGTGCATATTCCGCACGGCGTCATCTACCGAAGCGGAGAACCTTGCTTGAACGTCAATTACATTTGCCATTAACGTCTTTTAGTTGCTTTTTTTCTTGCCTGTTCGCTTTCCCAAATACGAAGTTTCCATAATGCTTGCCATTCAACTATTTCTGATGACGAAATCGGCTTATAACAAAACGTACCAACTAACAGTTCTTCAACTGTTCTGCCGAGTTTTTCTGCGAGTTCAAACAACATACGCCTTTCAGGGTTGTTTATTAACCTTTTCCCGCCGCATCAACTGCTCCATCAGTAAATCCAGACAAACGCATTGCAATTGCTAACACTTTGTCTAACACTTGTCCTGATTTCTCCATTAGGGCTTCCGTGTCTTCTGACTCAAAAACCCGTTCTCCCGTATCTGGGTCAAAAACACAACCGATGATAATTTCTGGCAAAACTTTTGCGAAGTTAATCTTGCTGTCATTGTTGGCTGCGTCTTGAACGAGAACAGCACGAGCCGCACCCGACATGGAACGAACTTCTACCGTTACTCCCCACTCTGGAATAACCAAAAGTTCTGCTGCTGTATCATTTGCTGCAATAATGCGGTCACGTATGGACACGATAAACCTCCTCAGGTCTTTAGACTTACGAGCCTATCACCAAGTAGTACGAGTGACAGCACCCGTTACTTGTAAATCAGCACTGAACGTCACTACGTCACCAACTGGGGACGAAACTTCGTACGAGGTCAGAATTGCTTCTCCTGTGTACTTAATCATTGATGCGGTGCTTCCAAGAGGACCGTATTCAAACGACAAAGTTGCTGATTGACCCAAAGCACCAGCAAGGTATCCGTCTGAAACTGCATCAAAAATACCTGAAATGCTAATTGTTGCGTCACTTAAGCCCGTGATATAAGACTTTGCCGATGAACCGAAAGCGGTTGTCTCTGCCGTTTCAATATCACGAGGCATGCTCGCTTCATTGATATACGAGGACAAGTCCCGAAGGGTACCTCCTGAATCGTCTAACTTAAATACTGCTGATTTACCGTGTCCGAATGCCATGATTTATTGCTCCTTATCGTCTTGCGAACGATACTTGGTATGTGATTGAACCTGTACCTGCCGCCAGTGTTGCCACTGCTCGCAAGTATCTGTTTACGGTTGTACCTGTCGCAACAAGTGACCGTTCAGAAGTTGTAGCACCGATACCGACAGTCGTAAAAGTTACGAGGTCAGCAAAGGTTGAGTTGTCTGCCGAGTGAGCGATTTTAATAACAGAGGTAGTTGAACGAGTGTTTGCAGTGACATGGACTTGAGCCATTCCGCCGTTCGCTGACGAAGCGGTGTTGTCGTACGCCGTACCAGTAGTCGTTGCCGAAACAGAAGTGAGGGCTGCCAAAGACACACCTTGGTCTATTCCGCCATCTGACTGCGCATCATAAGAAACCGAAACAACATCTCCGACTGGGGACGAGACTTCGTATGAAGTGGTTTTCGCTTGCAACAAAGACACACGGTTGCCAAGGGTCGTACCCGAGTAACCAACTGTTACTGGGGACAAAGTATCGCTACCGATACTTCCCGCCAAAACTTCATCAACTGCACTAGCAGCACCATCAAACATTCCAGAAGCAGAGATTGTGCCGTCTTTTAAACCAACGATGTACGTTTTAGCACTATTGCCGAAAGCGGTCGTTTCTGTTACTTCGGCTTCTTCTGATGCAGTTGCTTCGTTGAGAAACGCAGACAAATCAAAAGCACCATGCAATACTTGAGTGGTCTTGCCGTGGATAAAAGCCATTACTCCTCCTCTGGGGTTTCTTCAACAATAATTGGTTCTAAGACTTCTTCGTCTGCTGGTTCGTTTCCAGAAATCAGCACTATCAAACCTTGTTCACGCAACCACTTGATTGACTTTGCTGGCAGGTCATCAATAACGGCGTTCGCCTCTGCCCGTTTGCCTGAGTACTCCAACCCTACAAGAACTTTATATTTTGCCATTTCAACCTCGCTGGTACGCCGTCTGACACACCTGCCGAGGAGCGACATGCGCCACGAAACGGTAAGTCAGGGTCACAGAGGACACGATACAACAAAGATACACCTTATTCAGCAATAACGCCACTACAGCACGGTTTGATGTCTCAGAACGTCTGCTTAGTCTTTCTAGGTGCTTCTAAAAGTTCAACAAAGTAGTAAGGGATAGCCCTACAAAGCCCGAGCAATAACGAGTTCTGGAACTTTTTCGTGTACTAATTGAAGTTCCGACTTGGATACAACAGGCTTACTTGGAAAATCAAGTTCAAAAGGGCTTTGGTCATTTATGGTGGAAACTTGAGCCTGTGGGTGTCCGAACTTAACTGACAAAACTCTCAACAATTTTTCAGTGTTCATAAAGAGTTCTTGTTCTAATTCAATCATTTCGTTTTCAGTGTAGATTTCTTCGTCTTCCCAAAGTCTTTCCATTACTGCATCTGAGCCAAGAACCACGAACTCACACAACTGACCAAATTCTTCTGAACTAAGAGTAACGAGTTTCTTTTTCTTTTTCTTCTTTGCCATATTCGCAATCCTAACTAATCATGTTCTGTTTGTCAAGTAATTTATTACAACTGTCAATTTTGACCTAACTTGAGGTTTCAATAAACCCAACTACTGATTGCAGTGAGCAGAGCGAAGTCCAAGGAGCATCTGGCTCATCCATTATATAAAACACGGTGCTGGAGTAGAAAATTCTAAAGTGAACCCCTCCTGCTGTTGCAGAACCGATTGAGGTCTGTGTACCGTCTTCCTCCTTGTAGTACAAAACCCCTTTCTTTGTTCCACTTTTTAAGAAATCTTGCAATCCTGCTGTTTGAGTAACGATAACTTCCTCCTTGTTTGTCGGTTGATTTGTCACGAATGTCGTTCTATCAAAACCTCAAACTATTGTCAAGTATTTTACAAGTATTGCGATGTGAAATATGTCATACTAATTAACTACCACTTGTAGCACTCCAAGCAATCCAACCATTTCCGTGTTTGTCCTCGCCGTATTGCCATATTGCTAATGCTGCTTTTAGGTTCAGCACTGGAACAAATAGGTCTGCGTCAACTTTAATGATTTTTTTGTCTTTTAACCATTTGCGCCAAGAATAATCATTGATTTGCATTAAACCTAAATCTTTTGACCAAACACTCCCGTCTTTTCTCTTGTTCTGATTGAAGACTTGGGGCTGACACCTACTTTCCCGATACATAATTTGAGACAACTTTTTGATTTCTGTTTTGTCCCAACCTACTGACAAAGCCGTTTCTTCCCATTTTTTACATTGCTTGATTTCAGCACTAACTGGGGCTGGAACCAAACCAAATATAAGTACTACCAATAAAAAAATCTTGATTCTTCGCATTTCAACCTACTTTCTTAAACGAATAGGGATTGCTTTTGTAGTCACTGGGCGAAAGACTAGCAACCAACAAACTGTTTACAACTTTTTAGTATTTCCAGTATCTCCGTTGCGTCCTTTGCAACGTGGGCAAACAATGCTCCATGGACGACTCACATGTTCTGCTAATAGTTTACTACATCTCCAACACCTAGGCGAAGTGTCCGTCTGAACAGTTTTTCCATAGGCACTAATCTCGCTCATCACTGTCGCCTTGAATAAACTCGCCACACAATTCACAAAGAGCAACCTGTTTTCCAAAAGTAGTGACTTTTTTCACAGCCTGACTAGGGTGACTACAGGGTCCTTGCTGTTCAACTTGAATTAAATCCTCCAACAACACTCTTGCCGCCGCCAAACTTGCTTCTGAAGTTTCCAACAATTTAATCAGCACTGCTTGCGTTTGGGGATTCATTATATTTACCTTTCAACCCATACGGCGAAGTCGCAAGCCAACAAAGGACGGTCTTCTCCGTCAAAGTTCAAGGGATAGGTGCCTGTCGTGTCAAGTATGCAGATAATTTTCGTTGATTGAAGCGTTTGGTTTCTTACAGCACCCAAAACAGTTCTAGCCGCTTCAATTTTGGTTTTGCAGGTCACATAATCATTTTGCGAAGCACGTGCAACAACCCTAATTCTTGGTTTTTCTATTGTGGCAACACTTGTACCGAAGGTCATATCAGGGCTTGCTCCAGTGTTTTCAAGCACAACAACACATAGGTCTGGGTCGTCTGGCATTTGCGAAAGAAAAAGGTCGGTCGCCAAAGTGCCGATACTGCCAGTTTGCAAGATAGAGCCTACAGCGTCCAAAAGAGCCATTACACCAATCCTCTGACCTTTGCCTCAATCAGCACTGCTAAACGCCTCTCAAAACCGCTCTCACGGGCCTTAGCAGGGTCGTACAAGTACTTTGCCTTGCCGCCTCTCGGGTGATTGTAGGATTCGTTTTCGTGTTGCTCCATTGCGTATTTCTTAGCATTGCCACCATAAACAACTTCAACAAATACTTGGTTGCCTACAACTGATGGCGGGATTATGTTGCCCGAAGCACGTAGGACGCCAGTTTTTACTGGAACTTCCTTTTGCGATTGAAGGAAGGCAGCCTGCGCTTCTTGCATAAGAGCGAAACCAAAGTATTGAACGCTGTCTTTACCAAGGGTTGACAACAAATTCAAGAACTTGTCCATTCCTTGCCATTGAATCGTTTGTTGGGTTGCCATAATCAGCACTACCTTCCAGAACCGAAACTAACAGCCGTGTGGTGAGTGCCACTTTCGTCATCTTGAACCTTAACATCAATCACAAAAACCATTTCACTGTTTGGCAACAGTATTTTGCTGGAAACATCAACAGTCGGAGTGCCATAAAAATAAATTGTGCCGTTAGCAATTACATCAACACCATTAGCCGTGCGAATCACTTTGTCTGAAGGAACGACCCTACAACGAACACTTGTACCACTTGCCGAGTAGGTCGGCTTACCATAGGAATCAATAGACGACTGACCGAAGATAGTCACAGTGTTTGGCATCATTGCCAAATATGCAGTTTCTATAGTCACAAATCACCCGTGGTTTTCGTCCATATTTACAGAGAAATCAAAGTCTGCTAAAGCGTCACTTGAAGCAGTAGGCGAAGGCGGATTACCAGCCGAAGCCTGCACTGCCAATCTCTTTGCTAGAGAACCATATCTTTCGGCTTGCTGTCCATATTGAGTAGAGAGAGACAGGTCTCCGACAGACCGACTGAAGTCAGACTTGCCAGAATACTTAGCCGACAGGGAATAAGCGGCGTGCGATGCTGAAATATAAGTGTTCTGATTCCATTGAACCAACATAAAAGTGATTTCTTCATTGCTCAACAACTGGTTAGTGGTATCAGTATCGCCAATTAAAAAACGAACTGCGTTTAAATTACTAGATGCAGGGTCTCCACTGTAACTCCAAGTCACAATTACATCCTGTCTGTGAGTTCGCTGTCCCTTGCCTTTTTGTTTTTAACTACTGGTTCAGCACATTCAACCAAATAACGCCCGTTAATCAACGAACGAAGGTTGCGCCAAGTTGAGGCATCTAAAATTGTTCCTGCTGGGATTACTGAACCATCTTTTTGAATTGGCTTTGTTACTTTATACGCCATGTTTGTCCTCCGATATTTTGGACACTAAGGTCACTTGACCGAAGTGCTTTATGCGACTCTGTACCAAACAACCGTATTGGCTGCTGAGACACGAACCTTAAATGTTGCCGATGTTGCTGCTGCTACCGTTGCTGAACCAACAAGTGTTGCTCCAGTTGCGGCAGTAATAGTCAGAGCGTGAGTGGCTGCTGTCAGGTTTGTAAAGGTCACATCAAAAGTGTCACTAACTGCGTAACCCTTCAAAGCCGCACAGGTAAGAGTTCCAGTAGGAATTGTCTTAGCCCGTGTTGCTGTTGGAGTGCAAACAAACAAGCCACCGTCAGTAACAACTTGAGCCGCCGTCATAGTTTCTGTGGCATCTGTAAGTGTTGTAACAGTTGTCTTTTCTGTGTGCGTGTTTCCAGCAATTACGCCATTAACTCGCAACGAACCAACCAAGCCTTTACCTTTTGAAAAAAGGTTTGCCATATTAACTCCTTAAGTTTGAGGTATCAGGATACTACTGAACTGAAAAAGTAACCGAGGTCTGTGCCGATTACCTTCATATCAAAAGCAACTTCTGACTCAATTCGGTCAGCCTTGAAAGCGTCAAGACGCAAACGACTTGTGCCGATTGTTGCACCCAAGCCACCTGAAACACCAGTCCACGACATTACGTAGCCACCTGAAGGCTGTAGCAAGCCTGGCGATGGTGCCGAGTAAGTCAACAAGGCGTTTTTGCCGTGTGTGAAGTCGTAAGCGGCTGTGCCACCTTCGTTGTTGGTTGCCTTTACTGCTTTTGCGACCAAAACTCGGTCAATATCAAACAGTGAACCCATCAAACCCTCGGTCAATGTCTGAGCCGAAGTGTATTTGATTCGGTCAACAAGGTCTGGGTGGTTCTTGAGAGCCTTGTAGGTGTCGTAACCAAGCACCAAAGTGTTTGGCGAGAAGCCAGTTGTTGCCAAGATTGCTCGCTTACCAGTTTCTACATCACCCAATGGGTCTGACGAAGTGTAATCACTCCACAAGTTGCCTGGTGTGTAATCCGTTCCCCAAATGCTTGTTGTGAAGAAACTAGAAACAAACTGTGTCTCCATTTTGAGCATCAAACGGCTTGTTACGAACTCAGAGGCTTCACGGTCTACGTTGATTGGCGCATCAGCGTTGGCACGGGTCTGGTCTCCAATGTCTTTGTGGAATGCGTAAACATCAGCCTGATAACTGTCAGTGCCGAGGTTATAGCCTCCGCCTGCTGATTCTGTTGCGTCCGAACGGCGTTGAGCCTCGTCACGGAACCAATCGTTTTTGGTGTAAGTGAAGAACTTGTCGCTCTGCTTTGAAACAGGAACTACAGGAAACACCTTTGTTGCGATGAAATTGTCCTGCATTTGCATGTAGGCGACACTGATGTTTGTTAAAATCGCATCAACATGTACCTGATTTTGTGTTGGCTGTGGCATTATTTGCTCCTTATTTCTGAGTGGTTTTTCTTATGCGCCCCGTGCTGCTGAAGCACAGTTCACTAATACTGTTGCGATTTCACCGTCTGCGCCTGAAGCGAGAATTACTGAACCAACAATGAACTTTGTTGTGTCTGTTCCTGCGACATAAGGTGCGCCCTTGCCTGTGGAAGCAGTTCCAACTACTGTTCCCTCATCACATGCAGCGTTGGTCACAAGTTTTGTTCCACCGACTACAACAATTGAGGCTTCTTCGCCTGATGCTGGGTCGTTTTGCAAAACACCAATTGGCTTATCAGTAGCGGCTGCACAAAGCACTGCGTTTCCTGACGAGTTTACTTTCACGAAGTAGTACTGATTTGAACTTAAATCAGCACCTGCTGGCAGTGTGATTTTTACTGCGTTATTAGAGATTTCGTATGCCATGGTTTTTTCTCCTTATCGGGTTTCTGCAAGATATTCGGCGTACAGACTTGGGCTTTTCATAATGAGTGCCGACACAGCCTGTTCAACTGTCTTGTACTCACCGTTTGTAACAGCCGCTTTTGCGAGTGACTGAACTTTATCTAACGCAGAACCGTTGCCAGTTGCTGACTTTGCGGTTCCGAGTTCGGTAAAGATTTCTGCTGATTCTGCTTGTGCATTAAGAGCCTCAAGCATTGTCTCAAGCGAAGCAACAAGTGATTCGTCTACCAAAGCGACTTTGCGCAACATGGTGCCGAGTTCTTCTGCCTTTTGGTTAAGGTTTGACCATTTTGCTGCTTTTTCAACAAAGGACTTTTGAACTTTTTCTTCGTTTGCTGTAGCGAGTTCCTTGCGGAGAGTTTCGGTCTCTGCTTGCGCTTTTGCGAACATCTCTTGAATCATTGGGTCAGCCGACTTCATCATGTCCTCATCTTTGTCGTGACCGATTTTTTTCATTTCCTTCATGGAGTGTTTCATTTTCTCCATTTCGGCTTCCATGTCAGCAATCTTTTTGTTTGCTTTGTCTAGGTCTGTGTATTTCATTTTCTCCACTTCCTCATCTGTTGGCACTTCGTCTTCTCCAATTAGTTCTTCAAGGGCTGACATTAAAGAGTCTGACTCAGCACTCTTAACAACTACCCAGCCTTCTGCTTTGTGAGCAGGGTGGTCAACTGCGGAAGTTTCTTCAATTTCCATATTGACCATTTTCTTCTGCTTTCTTGGCATGGGTCCTCGCTGTTCTCTGACTATTACACACTGTTTAGACAATAACGTCAACTACAAGTGTGGTTTAGTGTGTCCTGTCATTAACGACAAGGGAGGGAAACGTCAACAACAGGACACACATACAAAATAGCACTAATCAGTTTGTCTTGAACATCAACATGGGTGAGGTTCTCCATCTTCACCCAACATTGCGTTTAAAAGTCTTATTTCTTTTACCAATTCTTCTTTTGTGGGCATACCATTTTTGGCGATTTCATCATCAACTTTTTGCTCAATCTTGTCTAGCCAGTTATCTTTGTTCATGCGAAAACTTTATCAGCACTAAGGCGTATTGCCCGTAGCGACAGCCATTACAGCCTCTTTTGAAGTACCGAAAGAACGTTGTTCTCGCACAAATCCACCATCACGATAATTAGACCTGTATGCACCCAAACCTTTTCCTTTTGCGTCACGTGCATGATACCGATGACCGTCAGATTGTTTTGCACCAAAATCAGTTGTCGTAAAGTGTTGCTCACGACTGACATGCCCAACTAATTTTCCGTCTACTTTTACTTCTTGAACAGATTTTACTTTGCGGTCGTCACCAACACCGTTTTGGATTTTATCTAACATTTCCGAAGACGCTCGTGACGTTTTGATTCCAGACTTATCGCCACCACTACCGTCGCCGCCACTAACACCACTACCGCCTCCTCTAGTGTGCTGATTGCCTCTGAACGGGTGTCCTGCTGCTTCACCCTTAACAACAGTTTCACCACTGGACTTGTCAAGCATTACGTATAAGTCTTCTTCTTTGCGACCAGCCTTGCCACCGATAGAGAAACCACGAATCTGACCGTTTTTGACCAACTCCCAAGCCCAAGGTTCCCACTGAACTCCTAAGAAAACCGTGTTCTCAGGGAAAACCTTTTTCTGAACCGAACCACTTTCAAGGTTCATCATTGGTACTTCTACTTCAAACGGCCATGTCATTGCTTCAACCCATTGACCAGCAACTGTATCTGGAACATGCTGTAAACGAATATCGTGGTTGCCAGATTTTACATAAGTCCA